GGAAACCTTTTATATCCAAAAGATAAGAAACCTCTTGCACAGCACTATAGAAATTTCAATGATGCGTTCAAAAGAGCGAAGGAAGATGAAGACCTTTCAAACCCACTTGTTAAAAAGGCCCAGGAACTATATGACCAGGTTGATTTAGAAAAAGAGGTTGCCGATTGGGTCGACCCACCTTACGGCTGCGATGTAAACCTTTGGGGTGAAATTGAAGATGAAGATGGTGGTGTTTGGAAATTCGAGGGCTGGGGAAACGGTGTGAGCTCAGGCGGAGATATTGAAATAGACTCGGTTGAGGAAATGAATTTTGAATCTCCTGACGGGCAAACAGGAAGTATTCCTAGACCGTAATTTATTGAAAAACAAAGAGCTGTGGTTTTGCCACAGCTTTTTTTGTTCTAAACTATTTATAATTAAGGCTTTTAATTATGTTACAAAAGAAAGGTAAAAAAATTATAGATTATGATTACCTTCGTAAAGAGTACGTCAAATGTATTATGGATAAAACTCGTATCTATATGATTGAGCACTTCCTTAAAACATATGATGCGACTCAGAAGAAGGATGTCCAATATATTCTTTTCCCGAGGCAGAAAGACCTTTGTAGGACGCTTGGCAATGCAAATTCAGTTGTTACCACAAAGCCTCGTCAGGCTGGTATCACTACTACCTGTGGTGCCTTTATAGGCTGCGAAATGTGTCTTGCTGACCCAGAATCACCACAAACAGTTCTAATCATTGGTAATACCCTTGACCTCGCTCAGCAGATGCTTACAAAAATCAAGGATTTCCTCCTGCAGTTCCCTTTGTGGATGTGGGGTGACGAATTTGCTGATATGGGTTATGATATCACTTTACCGCCGGAGAATACAAATGTTATCTTTGATATCTGCAACTCAAAGGAATTGAAATTAAAGAACGGTTGTAAGGTTGTCGCTCGTTCATCAGGCCCAAACGCTTCCCGAGGTGTTGGTGGTGTTACGTGGCTTATCTTCGATGAGGCTGCGTTCATTGAAAACGGTGCTGATGTATATGCTTCCGCCCTTCCTACGATTTCAACCGGTGGTCACACAATTATGATTTCCACCCCTAACGGTAAGGACCTTCTTTACTATGAGACTTGTAGGCGTGCTGCCTTAAAAGGTACTGAGGATTGGAACGGCTTTGAACTTGTTGAACTTAAGTGGTTCCAGGACCCTCGTTATAACAAATTCCTTGAATGGTATAGGAAGAATGCTGAAACCGGTGAAATAGAGGTTGTTAAAGAAACATACCTTGACAAGAAGGGTAGCATCAAGTTTGACCAGGCACATTGGGACGAGATGGAAAAGGCCGGTTATAAGCCGCGTTCCCCTTGGTATATCCGCATGTGTCAGCAGTTCAATAACGATGAACAGAAGATTGCACAGGAGCTTGATGTTTCGTTCCTCGGTTCCGCTTCCAACGTTGTAGCCCCTGAATTCATTGAAATGCAGGAGAAGCTGAATATGAGAGACCCGGACCCGACTTACAGGGACCCATTTGTTGATGAGACTTGGCTCTGGAAATGGCCGATACCTGGACATAGATACATTATGGGTATTGACTGTTCCCGTGGCGATGCAGCTGACCGTACCGCTATTGAAATCTGCGATATGGACGCCATTGACGACGACGGAAAGCCTTGTATTGAGCAAGTGTTTGAATATCACGGGAAAAGAACCGGTGATGAAATCGGTGAAATGGCCGTTCAATATGGTCATATGTATGGTGATGCGTTCTGTACTGTTGACTGTATTGGAGGCACCGGTGATGCTTGTATTCTTATGATGCAACGCCTCGGATATGAGAACCTTTATTATGATGACCCGAACCTGAAGACTTATACAATTCAGAGAGAGGCAACAAGTCTTCCATTAACCCCGGAAGGAAAGTTGCCTGGTTTCCACTCACAATCAGTTCGTTTCCAGATGCTTACGAGTTTTGCAAATATGGTGAAGACGAACCAGATTAAGATTCGCTCCAAGAGGGTCATACAAGAACTTGAGACCTGGATTTATAAAGGAGAGGCCGCAAGGATTGACCATATGGATGGGTGCCATGATGATACGCTTACCTGTTTGGCTATGGCTATGTTCGTTATGAAACACTCATTGGGTAAATTGAGGGAAGCCCAGGAAAGGGATGCTGCATTCCTTAAGGCGTGGGTGAACACCGCAATGGTGACAGCAAGGAAAGAACAGCCAAGATACGGAGAACACGAAGAATATGATGCCAGGCCGAAGGAGAAATTCGTCATGCCGTTCTATACGAATAATACAGCGTCAAGGACTGGAAATTCACAAACTGATGCATTAATGTGGCTGATTAAATAGAAATAAAAAAATATTTATCTTAAAAATATGTTGTTATGAAAATAGTAGATGGTTTTGACAGAATTTCTTCTTTTTTGACCTTTGAAAATGAAGATGAATTTTACTATGTTGTTGTCATGCGTAGAAAAAAAGATAATCCAGGAGACAACCCTAAAGAGTATGATGAGAGTATTGCAAATGTATTTGATGATGCGATATATCTTGGCGGCTGGGTTATTGAAAACTATACCGACCTTTTAGATTATAGAGAGGAAATTGTGTCTTTGTGTGAAGAAAATCATGCTAGGGCCTACATTACGATTAATCCACGAACATATGAGAGGGTTAATAAAGAGGTTGAATTCCGTAAGGCAAATAATATGAATCCAGGTGCAGAATTCATGATGGCCGCTGCAAGTATTAAAAGATATAATGAGCCGGAATATGAATGGGAAAAAATAAATCCAAGAGTGTTGGTTGATATTGATACTGATGATTCCTACGCTTTGGCTGAGGCTCATGAAATTCTATCCGACAACAATATTGAAATATTGTTTGAGACAAATAGTCCTTGTGGCGGTGCACAATTTGTTGTTCCTGATAGACGTATTTTTGAACTTAGGGAAGTATTTGACAGATTTGACAATTATCATATGGTCGGAAAACCAGAAGGGTGTACAAGATGCAGGGCTGTTAATTTTCTACCTGACACCATGGTTAACCTCTATGCAAACTTAGACAAAGAATAAATGATGCACACATTATTTCAATCTATAATCAAAGAGTCAATTCAGGAGGGTGGCAATGCCGTTCCTTCTGCCCAGCCTGTTCGTGGTGACCTTGCCGGTGAAATCGCAAAGGATGTAATCAACGCAGTATCAAGCACTTTCAATTGTGAAGCAGAATCAGCTGGAAGCACGGGAAAGAAGGGCCGTGAAATGACATCAGGCGACATTGACATTCTTCTGGGACTTCCGTGGGAAAGAAATGAAGAAGTTGCTCAATGGGTTAAGGAGAGCTTCCCCAATTGTGAGATGGCGGTTCAACCTGGTTTCAAGCAGATTTCATTCGGCTACCAATATGACGAAGATGGAACTCCAAAGGTTGCGCAGGTTGACCTTATGTTCACCAGCAATATGAACTGGAGAAGGTGGTCTGCCTATTCGCCGTCACCTTATGAGAGTAAGTTCAAGGGATTGGTGCAAACCGTCCTTCTTAAGCTCATCGCACGTTCAAAGCCGATAGACAAGGAAAAGTTTCCGGATGAGTTCTATACTGCAGAAGATTATGGCGGTGGGTTTGAAGGTGTTATGAAATCCCATTGGAGATATATGTGGGATGCTGAAATGGGCCTTGTAATTGTACACAGAACCAATCAAGGCAAGAAACGCCCAATCAAATCTTACACAGTCAAGGAAGATACGATTGTCGTTACAAGTAATCCGGACGAGGCGATGAAATTGATTTTCGGTCCTGAAGCTACATTGGCTGACATGAAAAGTCCTGAGACAATGGTCGCGTTTCTGTTCAGCGGGAAATATGCTTATGCTACATCAGAGATTTTACAGAGAATACATGATGGTGTTGTTGCAAATAAGGAAATGGAGAAGGTTCCTGGTGCCATTGAAAACTTTGAATCTCTGTGGAATGAATACGCTGGAAAGGAAGAGCCGCA